CCAACTTCACACCACCAACCTCTGCGTTGCCAACCTATTAAATCGGAGAAATAAATGTTAATTGCAATCGTTAATGGACAAACAGTAGAACAAGTTGGTGATTACCAAGTTCTGTTTCCTAATACTTCTTTCCCAGCTTCAGGCCCTACTCCTGAATGGATGGCTGAGAATTCCTGTATGTATGTCAATACCTATTTGCCGTATGACCCTACTACTCAAATCTTAACTACAGTAGCACCTTATATCCTTGTAGCTGACCCAGAAAAGCCTTTAGACTGGGTTTATACAGTCCAAGTGCAAGATATGACACCAGAGCAGTTAGCGGCTTATCAGGCTTCTATAGCGGCTCAGATTGGCGCACAAGCACAAGCATTGCTATCTTCTACAGATTGGACAACGATTCCTAGCGTTGCTGACCCTGCACAATCTAATCCATATTTGACTAATCAAGCTGAGTTTATTGCATGGAGAAGTCAAGTAAGGGCTATTGCAGTTACCCCTACTTATACATCGGTAATACCTCCGCAGCCTAAAGATACTTGGTCTAATCAAACAGCATCAGCAACTATTAATATTGGAACAGCTTCAGTTACAGTAACTATCTAATGATTAATTACAAAATACTAGACATTATTGCTGATGGCGAAACTGTTTTAGGAGTTCGCTGTTTGGTTTCCGTTTCTGAAGGCGAATTTAATGTAGAGTCAGAAACAGAGCATTTCTTTAAAAAAGGGACAGTAAATATACCCTACGCAGACATTAAAGAATACAATTTGATTGATTGGGCTCAAAGCGAAATTGATGAAAATCATCCCTTACGGATAAATTTACAAAATCAATTAAATGCTTTAAAAAACCCTATAAATAATAAACTGCCTTGGTTGGCTAATACATTTACACCAGGAACTTAATTATGGCATCCACTATTAACGCATCATCAGCAGGTATTGTAGAAACCGCAGACAATAGTGGTGTTTTACAGCTTCAGACTAACGGAGTGCAAGCTCTTAATGTTGACACAAGTCAAAATGTGACAATTCCTAATAATTTAACTGTAAATGGCACTTTTTCAGGCAATTTAGGTTCTATTTCTGTTTCGGGAAATATTATCTCAACAGGTGGCTATGTTGAATGCACTAATGGCGGTTCATATTCTGCTTTGCAAAATAATTCCGTAACTGTCGGAAATGCTCAAACAGGCATGAACTTTAGTGGTGGACAGTTAAACTGGCAAATTAATAACACTACTGTAGCTTCTTTACAATCTACTGGTATTTTTTATGCTACAGGATTAAACCTTACATCAACAATTAGATGGAATGGTTACACTATTCCTGCTCCAACAGGCTCAACATCAACATTTTTAAGAAATGATGGCACTTGGGCAACTCCTGCTGGCGGTGGCGGTGGAGCATCTTTAACAGCAGACCAAACTTTTACTGGTTTAAATACTTTTTCACAAGACCTTGTTTGCACTTCTAGCGGTGGATATTCCGCTTTGCAACCAAATTCTGTAACTGTTGGCAATAATCAATCAGGAATGAATTATTCTGGCAGTCAGTTAAATTGGCAGATTAATAACACAACTTATGCTTCTTTAAATACTAGCGGAACTTTAACTGCTACAACTGGAAACTTTACAACTGGTATTGTTGGTGAAACAAGCGGAAGCACAGCCCCTGCTGGATATGTAGGTGAAATTATTTCTTCTGTAGTAACAACCCCAGTTTCTGCTACTCCTGGTGTAACAACTGTAGTTACATCAATAACTTTAACTCCTGGTGATTGGTTAATTACTGCAACTGGTAATGGTTATGAATCAGGTGGAACTGGATTTTCAGGATTTATTGTTGCTGTAAATACAAGCACTTCTATTGGTTCAAGTATTGGACTTTTTGAAGGAACAACAATTACTGCCATTTCTCAGCCTGTTATACAAAATTATAATGTTATAACTAATACAACAATATACTTGTTAACTCAAACATCAGGCGGTTCAGGAACACAAACAACTTCAGGCTCAATTTACGCAAGAAGAATGCGCTAAGGAAACAAAATGACTATTCCATTAGATATTATTAGCCGTTCCTTAAAGGATATTGGCGCATTAGAAGCAGGTGAAAGCCCAAGCCCTGATGCGGTTCAAGATGCTTTTGAGATGCTCAATGACCTTGTAGACCAATGGTCTAACGAAGATATGATGGTTTACAATACCACAGAAATTATATTTCCGCTAATTCCTGGTCAAGTGCAATATACGATTGGCCCTAACCCATCAACTCAAAACTTTATTGGCGCTACATTTACAGGCTCAATTACAGGCAATGTTTTGACAGTTACAGGCATTAGTAGCGGTGCAGTAGCACAAGGGCAAACCCTTAGTGGCACAGGAATTACTAAAGGCACAAAGATTGTTGAGTTTTTGACAGGCGCTGGTGGTAATGTCAATGAAGTCGGAACTTACAAGCTCAATGTAACTTATGCAGCCCCTGTTTCATCTCAGCTATTAACAGCTTACTATCAAAAGCCATTGGTTATTGACCAAGCTTATGTTCGTATTAATACCAATTCAAATGGTCAGCCTATTGTTAATGGCGGTCTAGACTATCAAGTAGCAGTTTTAGCATTAGAAAACTACAATCAGATTGGTCTAAAAACTCTAAATGGCCCTTGGCCTAAAGCTATTTATTACAACCCTAATGCTGAATCAGGCAATTTGTTTGTATGGCCTAACCCTTCTCAGGGTGAAATGCATATGTTCTCAACTACCCTTTTTAGCAATTATGAAACTGTCTATGATGACATCGTATTGCCTAAAGGCTATGCAATGGCTTTAAGATGGAATCTTGCAGAACGATTGATGCCGATGTATGGAAAAGCTTCTGCAACGCAAATATCTATGATTAATGCGTATGCAGCACAATCTAAGTCGACTATCAAGCGCAATAATATGCAACCTATTGCTGCTGCAAGTTACCCTGATTCTATGTTGGTGGGTAGAGCGAAGGACGCAGGTTGGATTTTGTCAGGAGGGTTCTTTAGGTAAGAACCATGATACTGAGTGGTGGTATAATAACTCCATGAAAACACATTACACCTACTCTCATAATAAGCCAGATGGCACTCCTTTTTATATTGGAAAAGGTAGTGGAAATCGTGCATATACAAAAAGAAAAAATCCTTATTGGAAAAATATTGTAGCTAAATATGATTATGAAGTTCAAATACTTGCTCATTGGAAAACTCACGAAGAAGCTATAGACCATGAGATGTTAATTATTGCTTGTATGAAAGATATGGGAATTGAGCTTGCAAATATGACAGAAGGTGGAGAGGGTTGCATTGGGTTCTCTCATCCTCATACAGAAGAACATAAAGCCAAAATGAAAGGTAATTCTTATGGAGCATCTGCTTGGGGATTAACATTTAAAGGCAAAAAACATTCTGCTGAATCTAAAGAAAAAATGTCTTATGTTCGTATTGGCAACAAAAATAAAGCTGGAACAACCCTTTCTGAAGAATCTAAAGCTAAAATTAGTAAAGCCATGAAAGGCAAAATTGTATTGGCTAAAAGAGTTCTAACTGCCAAGCAAGTATTAGAAATTAAATCAAGAATTGGATATAGGAATATTGCCATGCTTGCTAAAGAATATAAAGTTGGCGAATCCACTATTCGTAGGATTCGTGATGGCGAAGCTTATAAGGATGTTCAATAATGGCAGATTTTGGATTCGTTGGCGCATCGTATGAAGCCCCTTCCATCTATCAGGATGCCCAAGAGTGTATAAATTGGTTTCCTGAAGTTGACCCTACAAAAGCGCCAGGCTCTAGGGGTGTAGTTGCTTTATATCCGACACCAGGTCTTACAACAGTCGCTGCCTTATCTGCACAAGCAGAAGTTCGTGGAATGCGAACCCTGTCAGGTGGTCAATACATGGTCGCTGTTTGCGGTGGCTATGTTTACTTATTAAATTACACCTTTACCCCTACCATTATTGGTCAGTTAAATACAACAT